AAAGTTTATAATGAATTATATAGACACACATCCTAGTTGCAGTATTAAAGATATTGTGCAACAATGCGTAGTTGCTAGGTCAAGACTAAAGTATTTAGAAAGTCAAGGTTATTTTAGTTTACCTAAACTTACTCACAAAGATATATTAGATAGACGCTTTAAGAATAGAGTATCTGTAACTGTAGGAAGGGAGTATGGTAAATGGATAGGATATTAAAAGTAATTGATTGGCTTATTTATTTGTTAATTGCATTTAGTATATTGGGCTTTATATATGGTACGTATCAGTTGATTGATTTATTTTTTATAAGGGGATAGTTATGGTAGATATGGTAAACAGACCACCACATTATATGCAAGGTGGTATTGAGGCGATAGACGTAATTGCTAGTCGTTTAACTAAAGAAGAGTTTATTGGTTATCTAAAAGGTTGTAAGTTAAAGTATGACTTACGTTATCCATTTAAAGGCAATCCAGAACAGGATTTAGAAAAGTCTGAATGGTATAAGAATAAGCTATTAGAAGTCATGCGTGATGAAGATGCTATTAATCCACCAGAATTAGAAGCTATGTTAGGAAGGGTTGATGATGAATAAAGTATATTTTATATTTATTATTGTGATGGCAGCGTTAGCTATATGGGGAACTGAAAAGGCTTTAGGTCAAACTACAACTATACTAGCACCAGATGGTTCTGTAACTGTGTGTCAAGTAGGTAGTAATGGTATTGTTATTTGTGTCTAATCGTCTCTAGGTGTTAATTCACCATAGACAGATAACTCTTCACCACTTATTTCTATTAGGCTATCGTCATCTAATCCTATTACTATAGTGCTATCACCATGTAATGCTTCACATGATACAATGACTCTACCAATCATGTGATTGCAGATAATTTCTACTTCTGACCGTTGCATAATTGTCCTAACAAATAGTGCCATTCCAACGCCCATTCTGTTTTAATACCATAGGCATTAGTTTTGGTTGTCCATTAATAATAATACCGCATCCTACAATAAAGCGACTCTTGAAGTTTTTAGCATAGTCAAATGCCATAGACTTTTGGTGGATTAAACATCCGACTTGCATACCCCAAATAAGAGCATCAGGGTTACTGTAATAACCAATACTGAATTTAGTATGATAGTGACCTTGCACCGTATTCATACCATATTGTTGTGCTACTTTAAGAACGTCAGCAGATAAGCCATGTGTAAAGAAACAACGACTGCCATCACTTAATGTAATGGTGTAATCATCTACCCATACCCAACCCTTACCAACGCCTAAAAACTCGTTATAATGCTTTAAATAAGCCTTTGGCAAGCCATATTTTAATGCTCTACGATAAACTAAAGAGCTATGGTTAGAGTGAACTAGAGTCATTTTTGGGAATATCTTTTCTAGTTCTTTTACGTGCTTTTTAGCTTGTTCTAATTCATGCCCAGGAGAGTATAAGTCTGGGTTATGTTCGTGCATTGAGATAGCGTGTTGGTCTAACTCATCACCTATGTTGACTACATGGTCAAACTTGTATTTGTTTTTAAGTGCTTTTAGAAACGAAAATGCGTCAGGATGATGATATGGAATGTGTAAGTCAGATATAACTAAAACTGATTTATATTTCATAAGTTTCTCTAGTGTTGAGATACTTTATTATATACTAGATATAAAATTAGCATGAGAAACATGTATCTAAAATGATAAATGGCACACAATATGTCGCATATTAAATAATCTAACACATCTTAATTGTGGCTGTTTTAACTTTCTGTAACTTCTCAAAAAACTTCTTATAAGCTATTTTAGAATTACCAATAAAGTCTTTTCCTGACCATGTTGTTCCTAACAATATACACCCATCTGTATCAGCAGATGTATTACCTGAATGAATACGAACACCGGTAAAGTTTGGAACGTCTAGTATATGTGGCATATCTTGTTTAAAGCGTGTAGAAGCGTCTATAATGAGTTTATATTCACCAGTAGGGATAGCAGTCTTACCTATAACTTTAGTGCCATTCCTGACCACATCTTCTAACGTATAACACTCATATACACCATCTATATACATCTTTCCTATAGTATGTGTATCTTTAAACTCAAATCTTTTTACTTCAATTAACATTAGAGTCTATATAAGTTAAAGCTTGTGTGAGATATTGCATAGCATACATAAATAAAATAGAAAAACCCATAGCTACAAATAGCAAGGATACGATTAATAATTTAAGTATAGCTAAACCGATAAAGTTAAGTATGTTTAAGACTATCATTTCTTTTTAATGTAGAATAAACTACGTTCCCCAAAGAGATAGAAACCTACAGCACTAGCAAAGTTATCTACTTCTTGTGTTGCAATACCTTTTAAGTGCATTGTAGCCCATGTTGCTAATACTAATAAACCTATAGTTGGTCGCATAAGTCTTACAATAGCTTCTACCCATGGATATGATGGGTTACCACTACCTGCTTCATTCATGACTTTAAAGAACTCTAAGTCAATGTTTTTCATTTGAGCATATTGTTCTATCGTAGCAGGTTTAAATTGGTCAGGTGCTACAAAGCGATTGATAAGTGATTTACCTAAGTCTACTGCTAATGGTCCTAATGCTGCTAGTATAGTAATAGGGTCTATGATATTCTCCTTATAATTCTTTAGGGTCGTAGCCAAGTGTGTTAGCTACTCTCTTTTGTAGTTTTAAGAATAAACCTTTATGACTTGTATATTTATCTGTTTTAGGTGACTCTAAATAACATATCATGTGGATAATTTCATGGCATAGAGTCTTTATAACTGTATCTAAATGTCCACACTTTGCAGTAGATATAGTAATAACATGAGGTTCACCTTGTTCTGGTGGTTCGTATTGTCCACAGATAGTATCGTCATGCACTACTACAAAGTCTACTTTAGATGCTGGTGGGAGTTTATACTCATCAAACACAGGAAACTGTATAAGCGTGTCATACAAGTTTGCTATATTGTTTTCAGTAATAAACGTCATATTGTTGAACGTGGTGAGAATTGTTGTGGGTTATATACTGCTGTAGCATCTATTTCAGGAAAGTAAATTAAAACTGCTGACATACCATTAACATCATCTTTACGCCAACAACCTTCGTGATTAGGTTTACCTTTATCAGTAGCGTATGCAGCATAAGGATAGTTTTTTAAACCCATCTTTATAAATGTACATTCTTCTAAAGTTAAAACTATCTCACCTGTTTCAGTTTTCATTACCATTTCTTTTGGAAGTTCTTTACCCTCAGCATAGTCATATAGAAATAACCATAGCAATACTAAAGTAACTGCCATCAGAAATTTTTGCATTTTATTTTCCTAACCAGTTGTGCATGATAAATGTAAATAAGCCACCGATAAATGAAGCTATGGTCATACCTGCCCAAAAGCCACCTTTAGACTTGTTTGCTAAAGCTAATAACTCATCCATACCTGCTTCCAACTTGTCTATTTTCTTTTCCATTTGTTCAACTTGAGCCACAAGTTGTCCGTATTTAAATGGGTCAATATCACTCATTACTAATTCCTTATTCATTAACATTAAGTAAGCCTTGATACGGTACGAATGGTACTGTTTTAGGCGTATATTGAGGTGTTGCAAACATTTTTTGACCTTGTGGTGTCATTAAACCATATCTAGCACCAAGTCTTGCAGGTGCTAAAAGTGACAATGCAGGAACACCAGTCATAATATCAACTCCAGCTCCAGCACCAGTACCATATATATCTAACGCTGAAAATGGTGCAGGTGCTTCTGCTACTACTTTTGTTGCTTTAGGAAATGCTTGTGCATATTTACCTACTAAAGCTAATTCATCTGTAATAGGAACACCTTGGTCTAGTTGTTTAGCTATTTTTTTAGCATCTATAGTGCCTGTTTGTGGGTTTAATGCTTTTTCTACTGTAAATGTTTTAGCAATGTATTTTCTTGCATCTCTAAACTGATTAATAAGTTCTGGTTGACCTAATTTAACAACATGGTTTTCAATTGCTTTTTCTAGTTTATCTGCTTCAGCTAAATATCTATTACCACGTGCTACTTCTTTAGGATTAGGCTTCATAATGTTAGTGCCTGAACGTAAATAAGCACTACCATCACTACGTAACTCTTTTAGTTTTTGAATAGCTGTTGCAGCATCCATAGTATATGTATCAGGCACATCTTGCATAAGTGCATTTTTACCACCTGCAACTTTATTTACACCTGTCACAATATTAGAGAATGGGTTTTTATTACCTAAATTAATTGTACCTGTTTCAGCAATTGCTTCATAAGCAGGATATACAGACGTTCTTGCATTTTCTAATACATCTGATGTTAATGGTGCGTCTTCAGGTAAGCCTAAATATTTTTTAGTTAAGTTATTAGTTACTTGTTGGTTTCTAGCACTAGCTAATTCTTCTGTTTTAAATTTACCAGATACACCTTCTAAGAAACGACCTGTTTTTCTACCACCTACATCTGTAGGTAATGCAACATAACCAGCTTCTCTACCTAATTTAAGTGTTTCATCTCTAGTAGCATTTTGTAATTGTTGTGTAGATGGACCAATAGCTTGTGGTTTTACAAGACCAGCACCTGCTAAACTACCTACTAAACCACCTACTGTTTGACCTACAACACCACCACCCATTTCTCTAGCAGTTCCTGTACCTAAACCACCACCAATAGCACTTGCTGCTTGTGTAGGTGCATTAGCCATAATGCTTTCTTTAATAGCTTTACCAATTTCTGTAACAGGTTTAGCTGCTTTAGCTAATCCCATACCAGTTCCTGTACTTACTAATGTACGTGATACATCTGCAACAAGTCTTTCTTTTGCAGTTTCAGGTTTAGGTAAGTTTTGAGTTAATACTTCTGATATAGGTTTAGCTTGTAAGTTTTCAGGCAATATAGCATTTAAACCTTGTCTTACAGGAGTTGCTAAGAAGTCAGCAGTACCAACAATGCCTTCTGTTAAATAACGACTTGTTAGACCTAATTGTCTTTTTAGTTCATCAATATTAGAACGCTTTTGTATTGCTGGTTTTGCAGGTGCTTTTGGAATACCTAGATATTCGTCAGGATTAAATGTTGCACTACCCTTTAAATATTCATCAGGGTTAAATTCTGCCATGTTATAGTCCTAGTTTTTGTTTGATTTGAACTGCTCTTGGGTCTGTAGGATTAGCATTAGCCCAGTCTAAAGCCTGTTTGTCTTGTGGTGTTAATTCTTTAGCTTTTGGACCTACAGCACCTGGTTTAGTCATTGCTAAAACATCTTGTTCAGCTTGTTGACGCATACGAGCTTTTTGTTCAATAACTTGTGGTGAGTCACCAATTTGTGGGAAGAATGTAGCTACGTTTCTTGTAACTTCGTCTTTAGTAGCTGCAGCACCTGTTTTAATACGTAAGAATGACTCTGCCCATTGTTCTTGAGCTTGTCTTGCACCTTGTGCTTCTGGACTTACAGCAATTCTAGCAGGAGTACCAGCTAGTTTTACTTGTGTTTGACTTGCTAATGAATTAGGGTCAAAACCTTGTTTTTGTAAGTTTTCTAATTCTCTACTTGCTGAAGTCATTTGGCTATAGAATGTTTGTGCTTTAGCTTGTGACTCAGTAGGTGCTTTAGGTTCTTGTAATGGTTTAATACCAGGCACAATAACTGCTTGACCACCTGCTTTAGATGGTTGAAAGAATACAGGATTACCTTGTGCATCTACACCAGCTACAGGACTACCTAAGTTAATTTGAGTAGCTTGTGCTTTTTTATCTTCTTGCACTTGTTTAATAATTTCTTGTTTTTCAGGTGCAGTAAGTTGAACAAATGGTTTTTCTT